TTGTTTATTTTTTAGTAATTCTGGTGATGTAAGTGAAAGACTTAGTAACTGTGTATCTTGACTTACTGCTTCTCTAACACCAACTTTGTAAACTGAAAACATTATATCAATTTCATGTTCATCTAAAGATGGTGTTGCAAGTCTTAAAGTTAAATACTCTTGACCAATAATAGGCCCATTTTCAGCCATATTATCTACATCTAATATTGTTACAGTTCCAGACAATGAGGGGGAAAACATATCTTCAAATATATCTATACTTTGTACTGCTTTTGTCATAGGTAACACGCTACCAGAAGAAGTATGTAACAACAATTCTTTTAACTGATACTCACCAGCGTATTGTAAATTTTGAGCCATTAGATAATTGATTCTTTCATTAGATTTTCATATTCTTCCACAAACCTCACAACATACTGTGGGTCTAATAGTTTTATTTCCCTTTTTTTATTCTGTAAATCTTCTTCGTATTCTCTATTTGTTACAGTAGTTGCAGATGCATAAAAATCTGTATCACCAGTATATAGTGCAGAGTTATTGTAAACCTCTATAGTGGTAGTAGTATCTCCAGAGGTTTGTGCTATTTCATAGTGATGAACACCATCTACATTAGATGTACCATCAGTATTTACATATTTGTCATTTATATATTCATTAAATTGTCCATAATTCATTGGCCATTGATGATATCTATCTGTAATATCATTTACTAATAATACAACCCAATGTAACTCTGGATTATCATATAATTTATCAGCAATAGATTCTGGAGTTTCACCCTCTCTTATAGTATAAGTATCATACATCATTGTATTTGTTTTTACTTTTGAACGAATAGCTACACGCCTCAAAAGATTTTTTACATCTTTGACTTGTCCATCACCTACAGAATCATATACGATTGTTGGAAAATTTTTAAAATACATCACTAAAATCCTTGATTTGCTTTTTCTCTGGTAATTAAATCCATCTCTTTAAATGCAAGTGTGATTTGAACTTCAACTGGTGGTGCACCATTTGCATTTGCTTCAAATGTTTTATATCTATCTCCACCATAAGTTACATTCATAGTTTCTAGAACACAAGTTGATATCTTATGTAGGTATTGATTTTCTCCACCATTATACATATATTGTATATCAAATGTGTTTGGCATTGTTAATCTATTTGCACTACCTTGTACCATTTCTGGTAACATATTTAATTTAAATGCTTTTACTATTTTTTGTATTTCTTCTGCCTCTTCAGCACTTTTTGGTAACATCTTAAAATCGTATTGAAACGACCTTTTAGGAATACCCTTAAATGCTAGTTCCATTCTTGGTGCCTTAATGAAACCTCTTTGCATTTCTACAACCTCTAATGCACCCTCAAGGCCAGGTATCATATCTATAGCACCAAGTGCCTTTCTTATCATACCATCGCCAAGTTCTGGCCCAAGAGTTTTAAGAGATTTATTAACTGTATCTCCAAGAGATTTACCAGAAACAATATCATTATATGCTTGTGCACCTACAGCTGCTGCAGCACCTATTTCTGTATCTGTGTAGTTTGCACCATAAGACACTTGTACAGATGGTGGCATATAGAGAGTAATTGCAGTATCCATTCTTACAGTTGGTGGTCTTTGTACTTGGACAGTAGATATTTTTTTTAACCTTTGGGTTGATGCGTCTATTGCTTTTTGTTCTTTAGCTTTAACCGTGCCATTTTTGATTGCCATTGGGTCGGTTGCTGCATTATCTGTTACAACACCTGCAGAACTAGCGGCATTATCTTTTTTTACATTTATTCCATGTTGTTTGGCACCCTTTTCCATATTTTTTCGGCCTTCTGCTGTTTCAGGCTCTCCAAAAGTCAACTTAGCATTTGTCTGCTGGTTTATATAAAATATAACATAATGACCTTGATTACCAGTGCCCGGCGGCCCCTCTACATCTATAGGAAATGAAAAGTTTTTTGTGCTAAACTTTGAGTTTGTTAATCCTGCAGTATCAGATAAATTAGAACCACCTCTTTGGGTAGTACCAAGTAATCCATTTCTGATATTTCCAGCAACTTTTCTTAGAGTTCTACCAGCAATACCTTGAGCTGCACCTTTTAATACGTCTAATGCCATGTATAAATACTCCTGTAACTTCTATTTATAAAGATTGACATGGCATATAGTGGCAAATACATTCCTAGTAACCCTAAAAAATATAGGGGCAATCCGAATCAAATAATATATCGTTCACTTTGGGAACGTAAACTTATGGTGTATTGTGATAATAATGATAAAGTTCTTGAATGGGGAAGTGAAGAAGTTATCATACCCTATGTGTCGCCATGGGATAATAGGATACATAGATACTTTCCAGATTTTTACATGAAAGTTAAACAAGCCAATGGGTCTATTAAAAAGTTTATTATTGAGGTAAAACCAAAACATCAATGTAAACCACCACCAACAAACCCTAAACGAAAAACTAAACAATGGTTTAATTCAGTAAAAACATGGACTATAAATGAGGCTAAATGGAAGTCTGCAAATGAGTTTTGTATAGATAATGGCATGGAATTTAAGATTCTAACTGAAGACCACTTGAATCCAAAGTATAAATAGTAATATGGCACAGAGTAAATTTATACAATCAGTAGTAAAAGCTGCAAAGGGTAGACCAAAAAGTACCGACTGGTATCGCGATAAAATAAAAGAATTTGGTCAGCCTGGCGCTATGGATTTGATTCGTGATGGTAAAAGAAACAATAGACCATTTTATGGTCGTTTAAATATGTTCTTTTATGACCCTAAATTTAAAAAGACTTTACCATATTACGATACTTTTCCTCTGGTGTTACCTTTAGAAAAATATGATGATGGATTTTTAGGTATAAATTTACATTATCTACCTATGAAACTTAGAATACAATTACTGGATAGACTAGTGGATTATAGTAATAATACAAAGTTTGATGAAAGCACAAGACTTGCAGTAGATTATAGTAAACTAAAGAATTTAAATTTAATTAAACCAACACTTAAACGATATCTTGCTGGTAGAGTTAAGACACAATTTCGTAGAATAGATGCAGATGAATTTACAGTTGCAGCTCTATTACCAGTACAGAGATTTAAGAAAGCTTCTGCAGCAGAAGTTTATAAAGACAGTAGGAAGTTAATCTAATGGCAACAGGATTTGGTGGATTAGTAGACGCAGTAGCATTTGGTGCTTTAAATGAAGTTCTAGGAGAAATTCGTGGGAAAGATGGAGTGTCTAGACCACACAGATATGAAGTTACTTTATTTCCACCTACTGGAACTGGTGGTTCTAAAGGATTGGGTACTAATATCTTTTCAAAGATTATGGGTGAGGCATTAGGAGATGGCACAGTAAGAGGAACTGGACTTAAATGTGAATCTATATCATTTCCTGGCCGTAACATGGATACAACAGAAGATACAAATATCTATGGCCCTGTTAGAAAAATAGTAACAGGTTATAGTTTTGCAGATGTGTCTGCAACATTTCAATGTTCTACTGATATGAGAGAAAAAAAGTATTTTGAATCATGGCAAAGATTAACATTTAATCCACAAACATTTGCTATGGGATATTATAAAGACTATATTGGGTCTGTGGACATACACGCTCTTGATGAACAAGATAATAGACGATATGGTGTAAAACTTATTGAAGCTTTTCCAGTAAGTATAAATGAACAATCATTAAGTTATGCAGAGAATAGTTCTTATCAAACTATAACTGTCAATCTAGCATATCGTTATTGGCAAAACTTAACAGACGAAGCAAACTTACCAAAACCACTATTGACACGAATTGCAGAATCAGCAGTGAATACAGTAACAAGAAGAATTACTGCAAATATACCAAGCGTACTTAGAAGATTATAAAGGATGAAATATTATGGCTTTACCAAAACTAAATTCTCCAACCTATCAGTTGGAGCTTCCCTCTACTGGCAAAAAAATTAAATATAGACCATTTCTAGTAAAAGAACAAAAAATTCTTATGATGGCTCAAGAGTCTAAAGATGAAAATGAAGTACTAAATGCTATGACATCTTTAGTTAATGATTGTACTTTTGGAAAAATTGATGCAACTAACTCTCCTATGTTTGATGTGGAGTATATATTTTTAAGAATTAGAGCAAAGTCTGTAGGAGAAAAGATAACATTAAATTTAACTTGTCCAGATGATGAGAAAACTCAAGTTCCCTACGACTTGAATCTTGATGATGTTAATGTAACTATGGATGACGAACATACCACAGAAATAAAAGTAAATGATACTGTTACAATACATTTTAGGTATCCATACTTAAAAGATATGTTAGGTATTCCATCTACTATAAATGAAACTGAAAAATCTTTTCATATATTAAGTAATTGTATAGACTCAATACATTATGGTGATGATGTTTATAGTAGAATTGACTTAACTGATAAAGATGTTAATGAATTTGTTGACCAATTAACAACAGAGCAGTTTGAAAAAGTTATGGTATTTTTTAACACAATGCCTAAAGTAAGACATACTTTAACATTTGTAAATCCTAAAACAAAAGCTATAAATGAGGTAGTATTGGAGGGCCTCGAAAGTTTTTTAGAATAGGACTATCTCACGATAGTCTGTTTAATTATTATAAAACTAATTTTGCAATGATGCAACATCATAAATATAGTTTAACAGAACTTGATAATATGATGCCGTGGGAAAGAGAAATATATACAAATTTACTTATGCAATATATTAAGGAAGAAAATGAAAGAATAGCAAAAGAAAATAAGTAAAAAAGGAGAGAGAGTTGGCAGAGGAAAAAGTTGTAAAAAATTATCACCCAGCTGATACGAATGGTGATGGTAAAGTTAGTCCAGAAGAACAAGCAATGTATCTGGAGTTTAAACGTAAAGAGTTGGAAGATGCAGACGCAATGAGAGATGCACAACGTAAGATGGCATGGTTTGCTCTCTTTGGTATGTTACTATATCCTTTTGCTGTTGTACTAGCAGTCGGTGTAGGATTAACAGAAGCAAGTAAAATACTAGGTAGTATGGCTAGTGTATATTTTGTATCAGTTGCAGCTATTGTCGCTGCATTCTTTGGTGCACAAGCTATAGGTAGTAAAGGTAAGAAGTAATGGCAGATTTTAATGATGTAGTAAATCAGTTAAAAGCTAACAATGAAGCTGAAAAAGCAAGAGACTCTAATCTTAATAGAAATATTGCAAATTTAAGAGAGAGTAACAAAGAAGCATTTTCAGAATTTCTTTCATCTCAAGAACAAACTAAAAATGCTGTTAAGGATAGTATTGATGCTGATATATCAAATAAATCTGCAGAAGTAGAACAAAATAAAGAAGATAATTTTCAAACTGAAAAACAAACATCATTATTAGAAAAACTTGGAGAGGGATTAGGTAGTATTGCTAGTTCAATGAAAGAGGGTTTTACTAAGTATACTGGTGGTTCTGGTGGTTTTGGTAAGTTTATTAGAGGAACTTTACTTGCTGGTCTTTTTATTGCAATTGCAAACTTTTTATCAAGTCCTACTTTTGGAAAATTAGTTGATTATCTTACTAATACAATAATGCCAGCACTTGATAATTTTTTTGAAAAGAGTATCAAACCATTTGGTAGAGCAATAGCAAAACTTTTTAAAGGTGATTTTGCTGGAGCTCTTACAGAAATTTTAGACATTGATAATCCATTAGGTCTAGCAGCTGGGATAGCTGGTGTTGCACTTTTATTAAAACCTAAAGCAATGCTTACTGGTTTAAAAAAAGGTGTGGGATTATTATCTTCTGCTCTTAGTAAACTTGGAACATCTATTGGTGGAACTAAATTGCCTGGTGGTGGTAAAAAAGGAGGTCTTCCTGGCGTACCAACGAAAGCACAAGGAATTACTAAAACTGCTAAATCTTTTGCAGCAATGGGAAAATCCGCTGGAAAAGGGATTGGTGGTTTCATTGGTGGAATACTCAAAGGTATTGCATCTGGTCTTAGTGCAATTGCAGCACCTCCAGTTCTTATTGGTCTTGCTGCAGTTACAGCTGCAATAAATGGTATTGCTCTTGCAATTCGTATTGCATCACCAGCGTTTGAACCAATAGGTATATTATTAGATAAATTTGGTGCTGGTGTTAATAAAGTTTTTAAAGGTTTAGGTTCTTTTGTTGAAAGCACTGGAAAATCAATCGAAAGAGTTATTTTAAGTATCGGTGAATCGATAGGAAAAGTAATTGATAAAATTTCATCAATGAAAACTGCTGGAACTGATGCAACTACAAAACAAATTAAAGAATTAAGTAAAATACCTAGTGATAAATTGTTCTCTGCAGCTAAAGGTATTGATGCAATGAAAAAAGCACTTGATGGATTTGGCGGTGGAACTTTTAGTAAAATTTCAGATAGTTTATTTGGTGGTGGTGGCCCAATTGAAAAAATAGTTGAGTTAGCAAAAAATGTTACTCCTCTTTTAAAAGCTGCAGAAGCAATTTCTGTAATTAGTGCTGCTGGTGGTGACTATGCAATGGCACAGGCAGAACTAAAACGTAGAGAAAGAGTCGCAGAACTTGAAAGTCAACTAGCATCTGGTGATGTTGAGGGTCGTAACACAAAAGAAAATATTGCAAAAGCTCAAGCTGAACTTGATGCACTAAAGAAACAAAAAATGGAATTAAAATTATCTGGTAGTAGAGCAAGAGGTGGCCCTATGAATGCTGGA